GGTGGCTTGACGCATCTCGGCATCTTTAGCTTGCTCAACCTTGATGAACTGCATATAAGTATCACTCTGGAGCTTATACTGTTCACAACAGCTGCCGTGGCCTCTCTCTGAAGGATCACACTTACATATGCTTCCAAGAACCCTGCGCTGCAGTTCCTCCATGTAGACACACTTCGGTGTTTCGCATTTAGCATCCATGCAATCTACTTTCCCACAGGAACCGCCAGTTGTAACCATGAGTGATGATGGTTCTATGACAGAAGACAAAAACCCTGTCTTAAAACCTTGGCCAGACGAATCAGCCTTTAGCTCACTAAAACTGACTGAGCTATTAGCAGGACCTTCGTCATCCTCTCCAGCCTGAACACTGATGACCTCCGGGTCTTTCCAGCTCTTAATTTCCTCAGCTGAGAACAAAGGATCGATCGAGCCCTTTCTAGCGATACAGTCTCGACGTAAGTCTTCAACGGCTGCTTGATAAACCAAGCTATTAGCTATGTACTTACCGCGCAGATAACCAATCATGCCGCGATAATCCATGACATGGACTTCACTATCTTCATCTGTCACATGGAAATCCAAATGACCGAAATCAGTTCCAGCGCCTCTGAGTTTGTCAACATCGAGCTTTCCGCTTTTCTTCTGATAGATTTTCTTCAGACAGACATTGATAGGAATAATCCTTCTGGTAAAAGCTTCTTTGTCGACACTCGTCTTGAACTGACTCCTAGGGTCTTTGTTGGTCGACATGGCTACAAAAGTGCTCCGAAAGAACCGACCTTTGGCTTCGATATTGGCCATGTTGAGAATCATCGGGTTCACGCTAATCATCTGTAAGACCTCTAGGCATTCATCGAAACCCATGGTGTTACCGAACTCTTCAATGAGAACGCCGTTCTGACTCGTATAACCGTCCCAGTAGCGACCTCCGGCTGCTCTCGAATAAATCGAACTATTACCAGTATCGCGTAAAACGTCAGCGAAGACTCGGGACATAGCAACCGACTTCCCA